CAGCAAAAGTCTCTTGCATGACATTTCTGACATTTCGAGAAATTTCATCATTTGAAGCAATAAGCGGAATCGCAGGACCATAAGCCTCTTTGACCGGTAATGATTTCGTTCCAAGGCGTTGCAAGATCTTCCCCTTGAAAACAAAACTACTGCCCAGTCTTTTGGCTCCCCCCTTTCTCTTAACTTGCACTCTTACCGGTTTTCTTGCGTTACCTGTCGTGTCGGTTTTAGGGCGAGTCTTGTACTGAACAAGAGGGAGCATGGTCCCTTTACCAATGACAAGCGCTTCTAAACTTCCAACTGAGGCTTTTTCGATGGTGAAATGTCGCCTAATAGTAGAAGCTTTTAGAGTGTATTCGTTCCGGATGGTGGCTACGGCTGCGGCTCGACCCGCTATAGCAGCACGGTTCATTGCTCGTGAAACGGCCTTTTCGTATCCTTTTGGGATTCCTCTTAAAGCCTGAGCTACACGATTAAGCTGCAGCGTGCTTTGTCCATCGGAGATGATGACTTCAAAAGGTTTACTCATTGCTTATTTGCATCAGCAACAATGACTAAGACTCCCATTTCTTCGCTGACGGATTGAACAATGTGGTTCGATCCATCAACTTGAATAAGATCACCTTCTTCAGGGGTCAAAATGTCGCCTGTTCTCACGTAAATCTTTAGTTGATTCACAAAAACACCTACATACGAATCTTCGCTGTGGGCCTCGTTGATGATTTTGTCCAGTATGCAGCGAACCTTATCACCGTTGATTACATGTTCTTGAGCGAATTCTTCAGAATTCAGAAACACATCCTCAACATCACTTTGAACTAAATCTTTAAACCAACTCATGATAAATAAGGGGACCGAAGTCCCCCTGGTTAAGCTTATTGGCCACCATCTTCAGATTCAGTACCATCGCCGGAAGTTTCTTGGACTGCGTCGGTCAAAATATCGCCGAAGTAGCTGAAGCTTTCTTCATGACGAACAGCAACATCAATGGACTGCATGGCTCGAATTTCCACACCGCCACGACTAAAGGCCGTGTCACTGTACGGATTGGCCAAAATTTCCAAGATGCCCCATTCGCCGATGAGAATATCAGACCAATTACCAAAGAAGAGTTCGGAACACTTAGCAGAAGCCGTGCCCTTAGTAAGGTTAGAACGGCATTGATTACTACGGGCCATCGGATAACCGTTGACTTCACCCGGAATACCATTCTTGAAACCGCCGGCAATAGCTTTCCAAATGTAATTGCCATTGCTGTCTTTGAGTTTCTTCAAGGCTCCGATCGTCTTAGCATTAGCTAAATAAGCCATGCTGCGAACATCTGCATTCGCATCGGCCACCGCCGTTTCCATGTCGATCAAGTGATCGAAAGTAATGGCACCACCATTTGTGCCACCAACGACCTTGTAAATATTGCTTAAGTTGGCAATACCCTTCGGTTGACCGTCTGCACCGGTACCGGACAAAGCAGATAAGTCAACAGCCAGACCCAAAGAGGTCAACAAGTCCATTCGAACAAAGTTTTCTGCGGAAATCGAAGACTGGAGCAAAAGATTACGCGTAATGTAAGAACGAGCTCCAACAGTCTTTGGCGACATAGCCACCAAATCAAACGTACCGTTAGACTTAGTCACTTCGCCGTCTTCCTTAACCCAATAGGTCGTAGAAGCACCATTTTGACGCGGAATTTCGATGTTACCGCGCAAACCGGTCAAAAGCGTGGCACCCAATTGAAGCACCATGGACTTGGCGCGCAGCATTTCAATGAAAGAACCGGATAAGAGATCCGTTTCCACCAAATTGCCGCCATTGGCTGCTGTTCCAACACTATAGTCACGAGCACCTTGAATAAATGGAATATCCGTCGGCATGAAAAGACCGGTCGTTTCCTTATTCAAACGGCGAGCAATCGTGCGGGAAATTTCACGTTCAAAACCTGCTCGGCTCCAATCACCGGTAATGGATGCGTTAATGGCACGAAGCAAACTGTAATTTTGTTTTTCCTTCTCGGTCAAACCCAGTTCTTCACTCATGCCACGACCGGAGTCACCGGCAGGATCCATGCGTCGAGTTTTGAGTTGTTCCATCACCATGGCTCGAGCCTCGTCAACAGATTTACCTTCAGAAATCATTTGATTGCGAAGATTTTCATCTACATTGAAGCTACGGCACATGCCATCAATTTCATTGATGCGCTGGCGCTCTAAGTTGCGAACTTGTTCTTCATCCACAACTTTAACTTCCGGTTGTTTCGGTTCCTCATTCGTCTTAGTGACGGGTTCTTGATTTACACCTTCCGGCATCTTTCTCTCCTTAGGATTCACATTTAAAGATCTATAAACACCGACAGATGGATCCGCCGGTACTGTAACCAGTGACACTTCATGAATTTCCCAATCCGTCACTGTACGTTCGTTTTCGCCGGACTCCTCGTATTTATAAACACGGTAACCGCACGAAACATTGACTAAAACACGATCGCGAACGAGCTGAAGAGCCTTCTCGCCTTCTTCGGTCTTTGCAAAACGAACCGTCACATAGGTACGATGTTCATCTTGTTCGATCTTGTCGACAATCCCTAACAGTCGATCCCAATCGTGATTAAATAAAAGCGACAGTGATTGCTGCCGCTTACCCAGTCGCAACGCTCCCTTTCGGTGACTCAATATCTCGTAGTAACCCCGAAAGATCTCTACTCGACTATCCGAGACCACCGGGAAGCGAATACTTCTGTTTTCCTCATCAACTTGACCCTCACCTACTGTCAATGACCGAAAGAGAGTCTGATCCAAAGGACCTTCGTCATTCGGAATGAATTCCGGCATAACCCCTCCTATAAAAAAACCGGTCATTGACCGGCATCGTTTAAATTAGTTTCGTCAGCCTTGCCTCCCGGTGACGACTGTTTAATGGTTGGATCAAACTGCAACCCCAACGCTGCAGCACCCTCCCTATCTCGTTTAATAGCTTTATCCACATCCTCACGGTCTTGACCATTGCCGATAGCGGCAATGACGTCTGACCGAGACATAAACCCGTTGGCCACCGCCAAAGCGTAGGCTTGAACTTCTTTTTGAGGATCCACCCAAGACCATCCTCGAGGCTTAAATCGAACGGCTTGATATCGTTTTTTGTTGCTGAAGTAGTCCGGGATATCTAAAACTCCTGATAACACCGCTGCATCCAACCATGTTCTGTAAATCGGCGTTAAATAATTTCGAATGAGCCAACCTTGCAGCACCCGCCAAAGATTTCTGTCATCAAGCAGCGCTAATCGGCTGGAAGAGTAGTTGCTCTGACTGTAGTCACGGCTTAAGGACTCATACGAAACCCCAACACCTGCAGCAACCTCTCTGAGCATGTACCGCATGAAAGGATCTAAATTGGAATTAGGTCGACTGGGAGCAAAACCGGTAAAAGTTTCACCACCATACAAGCGGCGAATCTCTCCAGGTTCTGAAGCAATAGTTTGCTCTCGTTTCCGAGGATCCTCCTGCATTTCATCCGGAGTCATATCTTGGCGTTCAATGAACCCTAAAACGTT